TCCTTGATAATCATATTCATGGAGGAGAAGATCTTGATGTCTAAGAGTTCCTCTACGACCTCTCTGCGACTTGTGGAAGGGAGTTGCATGAAGGGAACGAAGGAACTACTACCCAGGATAACAATTTGAGTAAATGACTTGTAATTCATCTTCAGAACATTTTGTTCTAACCACTTCTGTTGATCATTAGCAGAGTGATCTTGATCTAAAGTTTCACCATCTTTATAGATCTTAAAGATATTTGGTTTAATACCTCTTACAACTTTCCACTGTGTAGAGTTAACATCAAACTCAATCTCAACCAATGTACCTTTTTCGTTGGTAGTGTTGATAAGTTGTGCCTTATTGATTTTACGAAATGCCTTGCCATATAGGACAAAGGTTAGAGCATCCAGAACAGTGGACTTACCAGCTCCATTAGAACCAATGACCAAAGTGGTATTATGAGTATTCAGATTTAATGTTGTGGGTTGATTTCCTGTACTCAGAAAATTCTTCCAGGAGATAGTCTTAAAGGTAATCACGCGCGTTGTCAGGAGGAATTACAATGTCATTGGGTGTTATAATCGTATACCTGTGATCATGCAACTCACAGGTCTTAACCATTATCTCGTCTTCTATTTCTAACACATGCATCTTAGGATAGTCAAGCTCTTTTAGTTGCAGGGAATATCTTAAAGCATCATCTTCTTCTTGAAAAATGTAGAGTACTTGTTCTCCATCATCATCAACTACAGAATATGCTCCATCTTTTTCATGACCTGCTACCGTGAGAATAAACATTATACTAGTTCACACGCTTCCTGATATACATCCCTAATTACTTTTTGAATTTTAGATTTATCAAGACTTGATTCAGACTCCTCAATATATCTATTCAGAATAGAAAGAGTATCTTCTGTATCAATTCCTTCAACATTATCTTTTTCGTTATACCACCCACCAAATTCAAAGTTCTCAACGATTTTCAGGTCAGCAATACCAGAGACATACAGTTTGTCAATAAATTTTTCAAACTGTTTGATATCTGATTTTTGTTTGACAATTACCTTTACAATCTTACCTGTATAAGGAGTTGTATCAAACATCTGATAGTTGGTATCATCATAGTAAATGTTATGAAATAACTGATATGGATTATTTACATACGTGTGTTCAAGAGTTTCCACATCCAGTATCGTAAATCCACGATCATCTCCGACATCCGTCCAGAACATCTCGTAAGGATTACCGATGTAGTAGACTGTTCCGTCATCTGATCGAGTATGGTAGTGCCCCGTGAAGACCTTGGAGAACTTTGAATATAACTCGCCCTCATTACCATGGTCCATGACGATCTGTCGATTAACTCTAAATCCATTGAGCTCAAGGTGCCCCATCGCGAACGGGCAAGTTGTCTTTTTAATAAGGTTATAAGTTTCTTTCTCATTTTCCTCACAGATCCAGGGTATAAAAAGGATGTCTAATCCCTCAATATTGACTTCAGTAGCTTTAGAGTATTTTGTTATATTGTCATACTCCGTGAGAAGAAGTTCAATAGAGTTAATTTTATTACTATTCTTATAGTAGGCATCATGATTGCCCACAATCAGGTGCATCTTTGCTCCCATCTCCTTCAGAGGATCAAATACCACTCTTTTTGCCCACTGGAGAGTTTGGAACTCAATTCCCCTACGACTGTCAAACGCATCCCCAAGGTGGAGAACGGTATCGATACCCTCTTTCTTTAGGGTAGGGAAGAATACATCACGATAGAATTTCTCAAAGTAATCATGGAAGAGTTTAGAACCCTTTCTTGCACCATAGTGAGTATCAGTGATTACTGCTACTTTTGTCATTGATTACGAAGTTTGATGTGGACTGCGTCCTTGATGGAATTGTAGTCGGAATAGTTGCCACTGTCAAGCTCGTTGGCATCAAAGACCTCATCGAAGTTAGTTTTCTCTAAAATCTTGTTCTTAATCTCAAGTTGTTTCTTCTCTTGCTGAATCCTCCTCAGAAATGCATAGTAGATAATCTGAGTAAAATAAGCAAATGGGTTCTTAGATTTCTCAGGATTAAAGTTATGAACGTACCTTACACAATTCTCGATGCCATCACAGATCATATCATCCTTGAACATGTAGTTCACGAAGTTTGGTTTATATGATAGATGATTAGCAATTTTTAAAAAACACTCACCAATATATCTGGGAATCCTAGGTTTGGGCTTATCATTGAGTTTAGCTCGTTCAACCTCAGCAAAGTAATTCTCTAGTGCGTTGAGAAACTCTTTGTTATTTACATAGTGTTCGGATTTCTTAGGTCTTGCCATAGTTCCATAATTGTGATTGACAGCCATAAACGATAATTATTACTCATATTATTATACCACTTTCATAAGAGGTTGACAATACCTTGAATTAACAATAGAATAGGTTTGTCCAGGATGAAAGGGAACCTTAGCTCTTATTATAGAGTTTTTCCAAAACCTCTTTAGCTTCATGTACTGTAGATAAGAATCCCATTTTTCTATCTAACTTTATGTTATTCGTTTGATTAAGCTTACGAACATAATCTTGATAATATATAATCATCTCAACACTGTCTGATTCAGACATAGTAATGACCTGATCCATATTTATAATAAACATATCATCACTAGCGGTCTTTAACCAAGGTTCCATTTTATAACCTTGAAACTTACCTCTATGAATAATTTCTTCAACGATAATTGGATTAGAAAGAAGCAACAGTGTCCTGTCATCTTCTTCCATAGCAGCTACCTTAGTAAATATTTCATCACCAGATCTTAATTTGATTGTAGCATAAAAATCATCTTGTATCTCCATGTCCATAGACACTCTCCTTTTCTAATCTTTTAAATTAATTGGTATAATCTCATAATTGAATTGTTCTTGAACATATATTTTCACTCTTTCAATAAAATGATTCAAAGTATAGTTCTTCCTTGACCCCATAGTTGCATCATCTGCAATATCATAGAGTTTAGCTTTCACTTTGTCTTTGCCTTTTCTTAGGACTCTACCAATAGACTGCAAGTTCCGAATACGAGACTTTGATGGAGAGGCAAATATTACGTTGTGAAGGTTTTTGATGTTGATACCTGTACTGAAAGTTCCAAAGGAGGCAACGATAATAGCGTCTTTCTCTTCCTCTGTAATCTTTCTAACTTGTTCTCTGGACTCCGCATCCACACCCCCATGGATGAAGAAGACCTTTCTACCGTCTGATACTTTGCTATTTATTAAGTCATAAAGTATGGCACCATGCGTCTCAACTCTCGTATAAAGAACCAAGGTATTACCCTTCAAATCAACTGACAGATTTGATATGAATTTGTTTCTATTCTCATGGGATATGAGATACTTGATTTCATCCTCATATGTATCGAATTTTTGAGGACTATGTTTCAGAACAAGACACTGAATATCAAGTTTAGCTAGGTAACCCTCATCAATTAGTTTCTTAGTTCCTGTTACCTTGTATGACGGACCAAATAATCCCTCTAAGACCCACTTATGGGTCTGTGTCCCGTCTAAAGTGCCAGTAAACCCATATCTATACTTAGCATGATGGCACTTGTCCATAATCCCTATAAGTGACTTACTCTTAAACAGATGAGCTTCGTCGCCAATAATAACATCATACTCTTCAAAGAATACTCTATCCAGTTGATAAACTGACTGCCAGGTAGTAATGGTTACTTCATTAGTATTGACTCTCTCACGACCTGCATAGATCCTGTGACAGTGATTCTCGGCATCCCACCCATAGTCCTGGAAATCTTTAAACATTTGTTCCACAAGTGATGTGGTAGGGACTACAAGTAGAACCTTTCTCTTCAGACCAACATGGAATCTTACTACAGAGTAAATCATGAATGACTTACCTGATGCAGTTGGACTGATTAATAACTTCCGATTATATCTTAGGGCATCATGAACAGCATCTATCTGATAGTCCCTTGGTTTCAATGATGCAATAGATGCCATAAAGTCTTTGACACCTTCTTTGCAGATCATTTCATTGACTTCAAAAGGAAGTCCATAGAATTTATTATTTACGAATTCAAAGCTATATTCAGATTTTTCACAGAATGCAATAACTTTATCAAGAAGTCCTACATAGATTCTCTTTGTTCTAGTATCGAACAAATGAATTTCTCCGTTCCAATGCCTCCTTCTATACTGAGGCATAAACTTCATGTTAGGAACTTCAAAGGTAAATCTATCTCTGAGTTCGTATTCAATATGTGGTTCCGTAGAGATCCTAAGGTAAACTTCGTTTACCTTCTCTATGGTCAAATCAGCCATACTTATAGGGTCACCTATAAGTATTTATTAACTATTTCTAAAAGAGTAATCTAGCATCATTCTTTGAAATTGATCTCTTAAATGCCACATGTGTTCTTGTTCTTCAGCTGGTCTGGCAGGAGAACCAGGCCATGTTCTGATCGCCTCAATAACACAATGATGCATTAGGCGCACATCATTTATAGAGATATTCATTGTATAATCAAACTGTTCTTGTTCCTCGTTCAATGATTTGAGAATGGGGGATAATTTTATTTATCCCATACCAGAAGAGAATCTCATAAAATCTATACTATTTTTAATTTGATATGTTCTATTGGTAACTTGTTTTAGTATTTCTTCAATGTATTTCAACATTGTATCATAATACTCAATCTTTAATGAAATTCCTGCTAGTTTTTCATCTGCGTCAAGATATTTTTGCATAGTATCTTTATCTCTAATCTTCTTAGGAAATGGATTATCGATGTAAACTTGAGGATCAGCCTTTCCTGCAAAGTACTCATACCGTTCATGACGGATATTCTTTCTTTGTTGTTCTGCTTTCTTTCTCAAAAGAATCAGATTATTGTATAGATCATAATATTTCGCATGTAATACGGGAATATTCAATGACTCAGTGTGTAGGTTATCAGGATCAATCTTTGAATCCTCCTCCCACATCTTCTGAATCGTAGGTAAATCAATCATTAGCAACAGGGCCCACCACCGGGCGTGATATTGTATATAAGGTATTTGAAACCAACTCTAGCTTGTAGATACTCAACATCTCCTACTTGAGAGTTGAATTCTAGAGGACTTAGGTAGTATGGGAACATGTCTTTAAATTTNACTTTAAAAGCCGGTTCTTGTTGGTTGTTGTTGATGACAAGAGTTGCATCTGAATAAACATCCAAACNAACTGTACCTACACCTTCATTTTGAAGATTGTAAATTTGCTCAAGAGATTCAGGAAAACCCAGTCCTCTCATCCATTTATCAATCTCAAGATAATTTTGAAGATCTTCATCAACAAAGAATGTTAACTCTAGATCAGAAAAGTCTAAGATCTCTCCAGGTCTAGGGATAGTCTTGAGATAATTGGATTGATTTACAACCCCCAAGGTTATACCTGGTACGTTTATTATACTACCAAAAAACCCAACTGTGGGAGTTCTTTCGATAGAAAATTGAAAACTATTTGGTATCAGGAAGTTTCTATTAGAAGGTTGACTTGAGGGAAGAGCCTTCTTAGTTTGATCTTGTATTGGTCTTCTTGTCGCCATCTATCGGCACTCTTTTTTAGTATTTATCAGTAGGCATAAAAAAGACCCCCGAGATGGGGGTCTGAAAGGACAAGTGGGACATCCAGCCCCACAACATCCACTCATATCACATGAGGTTTTTAACAGCCACACGTCTGTAGTAGCGGTTAGAGTTGACACGAAGACGACCCAAACCTGGGTTAGTACCTTCGGCGAATGGGTTAGCAACAATCCCGTAACGGGTCTTGAAGCCAATTTTGGGCTGGAAGGAGTTCTCTCCAACAGCACGAACCATTTGAAGGGGAACGTAAGGACAATAGAATAGTCCAGCGTCATAAGGCGAAGAACCCTTATAACCAACAACGTAATACTGGTTACCACCAGACGAATTACCTGAGGTCAGGTTAGCGGCGTATGGGTCAATATAAACTTTGAACTTACCGTTGATGGTACCAGCAAAGGTGTTACCGGTGTCATCTACGTTCAGGTTGGAGTTCAGTGCTGGAGTGTAATCCAGGATACCAGCCATCGTAAGTGCGGAAGCAACGTCTGCGGAACACAGAACCATGTTGCCTTTCCCTCTACGAGTTCTTTGTGCGATCGCGTTAGCGTCACGCTCGATTTGGAAAAGAAGTCCTTTGAACTTCTCAAC